TAGCTCTGGTGACTATGCTAAGATTGGTAGCTCTGGTTACTCTGCTAAGATTGGGAGCTCTGGTGACTATGCTAAGATTGGGAGTACAGGTAAACACTCTGTTGTTATGGCTGCTGGTAACAATTCTATTGCCAAAGCTAAGATAGGAAGTTGGATAACACTTTCAGAATGGGATTGCATTAATGGAGTTTGGACTCCTATCTGTGTAAAGACAGAGCAAGTCGATGGCGAGCGTATCAAGGCTGACACGTTCTACAAGTTGGTTGACGGTGAATTTAAGGAAGTTGATGAATAGAATGAAACAGAAAGATTTAGCACAAGAGTACGCACTTGCAAGATTGCAAGGCAGACTAAGCGGAAACGAATTGTCATTTTCAGACAACATAGTCTTCACGGAAGACGACATCAAGGCAGCTTTCAACGCAGGGAGTGAGAACGTGGTGGAGAATATTCCTGAATTGGATTGGAAAGATAATGACGTTACCATCGAGGGAGAATTTGCACTTTGCCCTGTTGGGAGATACGAAGTTGTACGATGGGATGAATTCTTTAAAATTTGGCGTAACCCTCTTTTTCTTGGTTGTCGACCCTCGCTTTCTGAAGCCAAGCAGGCAGCCAACGAGGACTATAAGGAACGAATCAAACAAGCATTGGGGTTATGAAATGCCATTACGAAAAGATTAAAGGTGTCGGCAAAGTTCTTATCCCTGGTTGTATGGCAGTAGCTATAAGTCACGACATTGAACACTGTACATGTCATAGCACGACCTATGAGAGTTTTGAGCGTGACCGCTACAATGTAGAGGTTAAACGCTTGAAAGGTATCATTACCGAACTCGAAAAAGAGAATGAGTATTACAGAAAATTATTAGAACGAAACGAGATAAAGTTATGAGCAAATTTATTCCACGCAAGATTAAAAAGGCTTGCAAAACATATAGGAGGGGTATTCCCATCAAAACAAAGTTGTTAAGGTACATACATGAACGCTATGCCGTTGATTGGTATTTCGAGGAACATGCAGATATGTTTGAAACTAATAGGTATTAATTATGAACAGAAGTCAAGAAATAATCAAAGCGGCATCAGAACTTAATATAGTGGATGGAAGAGCAGATTTCTATGCAGGCGCAAATTTTGCGGACAACCACCCTGTAAGTCCTTGGCACTCCATCAAAGATGGAGAGTTGCCGCAAGAAGCACAGGATTGTATATTTAGTTATCAAGGAGAACTATATAAAGGTTTTATGCTTAGTGACAAAAGTCTGCACTTTGATGAAGTATTTGCTCCATATCTTGATATTTACGATGTGGATTATTGGATGGAGATACCCGAGTTACCAACAGAATTAGAGCGATAGATTATGAAACCATACAGAGTTAAACATAAAGCAAGTGGATTGTATTATCAACCCACAAGCAACGGAAATAGCTTGTCAAAAACGGGTAAGGTCTATCTAACAAAGAACAATGTACTAAATGGGAAAGATACATTCGTATTTATTTCACTTAATGAACAAGGCAGACTTTATAAGGAGTATGGGAAGTACTTTCCTACCTTAAAACCTTATCATTTATATATGACAGGCAGAGTTCCTAAAACAGAATTTGGAATTGAAGAATTATGATCAAGAAACTAATTTGCAGACTATTCGGACACGTACATGTTGAGGAAATGTACGCAGCACCACTCGTTGACAAAGAACGCAGATACGTGGTGATTAAGGAGTGTAATTGCCATCGTTGTGGAAAGAATATATCCTTTGAAATGAGTAAACCAATGTCACGTGCAGAGTTGCTTCAAGGTGGTTGGTTTATCAAGTCAAAACCAATATGGATTTCACGTCCGTATTCAAAGTATAAACAAGTTAATTTTAGGTTTGAATGATGATGAAAGTTAAAACATTGTTGCCATTGGGCATAGTTTCGTTTATAACCCTTTACATGGCATACGCCTTTGTAAATTGGGATATAGCATGGGTGATACACGTTGACGCAATTAGCAGATTTCTTTTTGTCTTGTTCTGTGTGTCGCTATTCATGATGTCATTAGCAGTCTATTTGGAGTTTGAAAGCAAAGAAGATAACGATTAGCATATGAACGACATAACGCCAAGTTTACAGAAGAAAATTGACTACTCCATAAAGGTAATGCAGAAAGCTGAACGACTTGCCCTATCAATGAACGATGAGGGCTTTTGGTTAGCCTTTAGCGGTGGAAAAGATAGTCAAGTGTTATACCACCTTGCAGTCATGGCAGGTGTAAAGTTTAAGGCGCACATGAATTTAACAAGCGTAGATCCTCCCGAAGTTATACGCTTTGTCAGAAAGAACTATCCCGAAGTGGAAATGATTAAGCCAAAGATGAGCATTTATAATATGGCAGTCCAAAAGGGCATATTACCCACAAGGCTGTTACGATGGTGTTGTGCTGAATATAAAGAAACGTCAGGAGCAGGATATACAACGTTAATAGGCGTTAGAAAAGCCGAAAGCGTAAGGCGGTCAAAGAGAGAAATCGTTGAGAGTATAAATGCAAACCCTAAGAAGCGCAAACAATGGAACTTTGACCAATTCTCCGAACACGAGGAAAGCCTTGTGCAGTGTATGGGAAACGGCAAAGAAAAGATAGTTGTCAGCCCTATTCTATATTGGACTGACGATGATGTTTGGACGTTTCTTAATGCTAATAACATAGCGCATTGCAGTTTATACGATAACGGATATAGGCGTATTGGTTGTATCTGTTGTCCGATGTCTCCTTTCAAACAGAAAGTGCGAGAAATAAAAGATTATCCGCACGTTAAAAAGAATTGGATAAAAGCGTGCGCCAAGGTGAAGGAGAAAGGTCTTGGATCTTACGGTTTATCTCCTGATGATATGTTTGATTGGTGGATAAGTGGTAAGTCGTACAAAAGGTGGTATGCAGAGAAATATTTACAACAGAAATTTAACTTCAAAGAACTAAAAACAGAAAAGTAATATGAAAAGAGAAATATTATTCAGAGGGAAATTAGAGTATAATGGCAAGTGGATATATGGAGACTTGCTTCAATACGAAAACGGAGAAGTAGCCATATTTGGAGACAGATTGTCGTCTTTTGGCTGCGAGTGTACCGAAATGTTGAAAAGAGACCGTGTAACCCCCGAAACCATCGGTCAGTACACGGGACTGAAAGACAAGGACGGAAAAGAAATCTACGAGGGGGATTTGTTAGAGGTAGCTAATCGTAAGAGGGACAAAGAATGTATCGCAGATGTCATTTTCCTTGATGGTGCGTTTTTGCTACACTTCCCTAATGAAGACTTGTTGGATATAAAAGAGGTATCAGAATGTTGGGTTGTAATAGGAAATATCCACGACAACCCGGTTTAATCAAATAGAAAAATGAATATTAAAGGTAATGTTCATTGTTTCTTTGAGCAGTCAGGAACATTTAAGAATGAGTTTCGCAAGCTTGGCTACAAAGCCGAAGACTACGATATTCAGAATGAGTTTGGTGAGACGGAAAATATTACCGATTTATTTAAGGAAATCAAAACATGCTACGAGGGGGGGGCAAGTCTATTTGACGAAATAACCAAAGAAGACTTAATAATAGCCTTCTTTCCATGTATATACTTTGAATCTCTGCAACAAACGTGTTTTGATTTAACGTGCATCAATTACCGGAAGAAAACCATGTGCGAGAAAATCGAATTAACCTTGGAAAGACTAAAGTTAAGAACTGAATTTCACGCACTACTCTATAAGCTACTATGGATTGCGTATAGTAGGAATCTAAGATTGATAATAGAAAACCCTTCAACGGAGCCGAATTATCTTATTACAGGGCAAAATTTCCCGAAACCGACAATGATAGATAAAAACCGAATGCTACGTGGTGATTATTACGTCAAACCTACGGGTTATTGGTTTATCAACTGCGAGCCAACGTACGGGCGTTCCTTTCAGAATGACAAGGAACAGAAGACGATAATGAAAGCAAAAGGTTCTCCAAAGGCAGGCGTATGTAGCATGGAGAGGTCTTTAATCTCTCCGGATTATGCACGGAACTTTATCTGTGATTTTATTCTTGGAAAAGAACAGAAACACACTGAAAGATTATTGTTTTAATAAAAGATTAGCGTATGAAGAAGATAATGTTTAATGATAAGTACTGTCTCACGCAGGCGGTGCTTGCAGGCACGAAAACAATGACAAGGCGGCTACTGAAAGACAACGTGCCGCTTGGTAATTGGGAGGAAACGCAAAAGAAATTACCTTACAAGGTTGGTGAAGTCGTTGCAATAGCGCAAAGCTACAACACCATAGGCAAAACCCAATACGATAAGTTTGGGAATGGCGTTCCGGGAAATAGCAATAAGATGTTTACCCGTGCTGAACTGCTTCCCCACCACATCAAAATTACTGATGTAAAGGTGGAACGTTTACAGAGCATATCAGATGATGATATACTGCGTGAGGGCGTTTGGCAATTTTATGACAATAAGAACTTGTTTTATATTTCCAAAAATATAGGGGAGGCTTCAACTGTCTGTTTTCTTTCAGCACGTGAAGCTTTTACCTATCTCATTGATAAGATTAGTGGCAAAGGCACATGGGAGAATAACCCGTGGGTGGTTGTGTATAGTTTTGAATTAGTAGATTAAAAGTAAAAGAATTATGAAAATAAAGAATGAAGCGGAACTGCTAAATAAGTTCTGTGATAAAACCCACATAAAAGAGATACTTACTGAACCTTTTTTCAACACGAACTACAATGAGGTTTGGAGTTCTGATGGAGTTGTCCTTATTCGGATAAATCCAAAAGTTCTTACTAATGAATATCCAAAAAAGAAGTTAGGTTTTCCAAAGTTAGAGTTCCCTTGCGAAAAGACAATAACCATAGAAGCGTTAAACAAAGCATTTAATTCATGCCCCATGGTTGACGAAGAAGTTGTCGTTGAAGATGCCGTGGAGTGCGAAGAGTGCGATGGAAGTGGTACGGTCTATTGGGAATACACTGACAATCACGAAAACACCCACGAACGATTGATGGATTGCCCTATATGCAATGGCGAGGGAGAGATTGAACCTTGCAAAACGAAGAAAACGGGCAAGAAGATTATAGTAGAGGATACCGTAATAGAGGTCAGAAATGCTCATATCTTTGCTAATCGTCTTCTATTATTAAAGACTGCAATGAAATATATTAATGTAGATACTGTTAAGATGACTCATAACGCCCCTTACGGTGCAAGTGAGTTTATTATAAACAAAGATATACGTATTATCATTATGCCTATGTCGTTTGATTACAATTGTGAATGCAGTGCCAAATTGGAATTAATTGATTAGTGTATGGAAAAGCTAAATGATATAACAAATGATATTGAGATGCTCTTAAATGAGAAAAGAAAGCAGTATCGTGCTTGTGATAGTAAATCACGTGCAGGGTCAACACCCTACGCAAGTAAAAGAAAAAAGAAACGTAAAAAGAGAAATTAAATAAAAGAACTATGAAAGTAGAATTACAATGCGGTGATACAATCACCATTCCTGAAGGTTGCAAGGCAATCGTTAAGGACGGAAGTGTGGTCTTCGAGAAAGAAGAACAGACAGAGGAAAAGAAAGAAGAGCTAGAGTTCAAGGACGGGGATGTGCTGACCTCATTGTTTGATAATAAGGTAGTCTTTATATTCAAAGAAGACGAATCAAAACAAAAATATAATAGAAACGACTATTATGTATGCCATATATATGTAAGCAGTTCGATTGGCTATACTATTGAGGTACCCACAAAAGATAGCTTGTCTTTCTGTGGGCATAAAGATGGGGTGCGTCTTGCCACCAATAAAGAAAAGCAATTCCTCTTCGACAAGATGAAAGAGCAGAGACTTCTGTGGAATGCAGGAGAGAAGCGAGTGGAGAAGATTAGGTGGAGAGCGAAGAAAGGTTGTATATACCATCGGTTAACTTGCTACCTTCGTTCCACTAATGAACGTGACGACTATCAGACTTGGGATCAAAAGTGTCACGATTCTTATAACTATTTCCATACAGAAGAGCAAACGAAAGAAGCTGCAAGGCGTGTGAAAGAAACATTGCGAAAGTACCACGAGGAGATAGGAGAATAAGCGATGAACATTAAAGACTTAAAGATTGGTGATAAGGTCTGTAGTCCACATGACGGGTTCCCAATGATTGTTGTAGGGCTCAATTCATCCCTTGATGATCTGAACAACGGAACTGTTTACCTTGACTTCGAGGGAAACGAGGGCAACATGTGGGAAGAAGAAGCAAAGAACCTTATGCCCTATAAAGATAAGGCTTAAATACTAAACTAACGGGGTGGCGTACATCAAGCGTCACCCCTAACTAAAACTAAGAAAATGAGAACGAAAATAAACATTCTTCTTTGGGGCGTTTCCTTTTCATGGTGGATATTCACTGCAATGGAACTCATGAATCATGCAGAGTACAGAGATATAAGCATGACACTATGGGGTGCAGCACTAAGCGTGGGGATGGTTGTGTTTAACTTCAAAGCATGGACACATGGAGAAAAGAAAAGAAGATAACAACACTGTAAATATGCTTAACGACTTCTTAGAGGGTGCAGGACTTGAACGGTTCGACCCGATGGACGACATTAAGCATAACGCACAGAGAAACAGTATTAAAACAGACATTAAATTTGAAAGTACAGAACGATAGACTATGATGGTATATGTAGCACTTTTTTACGCTTTCATCCCTTGATACTTCGTTGTATCGTGGAAAATGAGGGCATAGCAAGTCATGAACAGTTTTCCAAAGCGGTTGTAGCTTCCGCAATGTGGATAATCAGTATTCCAATATTATTAATCAAAAGAAGTGAAAATGACGGAGAGTGAATATAATATAAAAAGTCGTGTTCTTAAAGCGAGGATAGTAAACACAAATGCACGTTTCTTTCCACGATGCATGAGAGCACTTCTACGTAAATACGCTCAACTTGATGCAGAGTATTACGGTGTTGATTACGAGAACAGAAAAAAGGAACTGTATGAACAGTATGGAGTATCGGCTCCCAATAGGAGGAATACTCATGGGTAAGGCACTTTTTATCCTTATCGTGTTTCATGTCGTGCTTACCACATTGAGCCTTATGGGAATTATTAATCGCTCATGATTCCTTTTGCCATGATAATGGCATTTCTATTATTAATACTGTTTGTTTACTTAATTCAACTTTTATAAATGAGAGTAGTTTTAGATATTCTTCTTGATGGGAAGAACATGGATAAAATATACAATCTGCCATGTGTAATGTCAGTAACGAAAGATGCAGATGGCAAGCCTGCCGCAATACTTGGAAAGAGCCACACCAAAGGACGCACGATAGCACGCCTTGGCGACCATATATGTCAGTTTGAAAGCGGTCTATGCCAGGTTTTCGGAACAGAAGCAGCAGGACGTATAGAGCATGGAGGGGCATATCGCAATGAATAAGTTCAGTTCACATGTCCTTACTGCAAAGGAGTTTAGTAAGGCTATCGGAATAAGCGACAAAAGCCGCGAAACATATACACATGTTTCAGCACTGTTCCATACTATCATCGGTGGTACAAATGATGTCGCACATTCTTGCATGCTTGACGCAATAGACGAGATAAAGCAGGCAGGACTTTACAGACAGAGAGTTAAGAAAGCATGTAAAGAAGC